GATGCTGCGCCCCTCTTGCCGGTGGTCATGGCCACACAGCCTTTGCCGGTGGCAGATGCCGCGCCACTCTCGCCGGTGGCGTGGTTTTTCTTTTCGCTGTTCGACTTTTTGATAGCATTGTCAAAATCACACTGCGCTTTCACGTACTCCACCTGCGCCTTGACCAAACCGGGAATACCGATCTCTGCGCTCAATGTCAGTTTCTTGCCGACGCGCTTCGTGTCATCGCTGCGCTTCTCGTCGCTGACATCCTCCAACTCCGCCTCGAAGTACCTGGGGCCATCGCTGGGCGCGTAATAGCCCAGCACATCCAACGGCATTTCGCAGGCATGCAGCCCATTTTCGCACAATTCAATATCGCCCTCGACTTCCGCTGTCTTGCCAAGCTCATACTGGACCCCACGGCATTTCATGTCCTTGTCTGTTGCCTTATAAACCTTCATCTTCCATCCCTCTTTCTTATCGCCTTTTTGGCGTTCTCGCGCCTTGCGCTGTTCATGCTGTAAAAATCAGCCTCGCTGTACGATGCGTAGCGTTTCGCCTTGTCAGCCTCAACATCCCGCCGAAACGCTTTGTAGTCCTCGCACTCCCCGTGGCACCTTGCGTGTCTGCGCTGGCACCCCTTGCAGGGCGGAGCCGTCCGGTTCACCAGTCCGATCATTCCCACTTCACCAGCGCTTTCACAACACCGGCCTGCGCCGCGTCCTCGTGGCTCATCAGCACATCCACCGTGTAACCGTACACACCGGTATCGGCTGCTATGTAAGTCTTACCGCCCAGCGTCACGGTGCTGCCCAGCGGGATAACGTCAGGGTCCACCGCCACCGCCTCGCCGATGGCCACCCACTGTCCGCTGGCCGTCAGCACCAGCCCGTCCCTCTGGTTCATGTGGGCGTAGGGTGTGCAGCACGCACAATACCCGGTGATGTCGCATACCAGCAGCTTCTCCGGCTCCAACTCCACGACCTCCCTTGTGGGCGGCGATTGCACCACGTCCTCCTGCACCGGCGGCAGCGTCAGGCACCATGCCACCAGCACCAGCAGCATCACCCACAGGACGATTGCCACTACCCACATACGCCTGCACCATCGTCTGGTCCGGCACATCCGGGAGTATTCCCGCGCCCGCCTGTTCCGCTCTCTCATCGCCCCAGCGCCTCCACGCCCTTGACGATAGCCCAGCTCAGCCACGCCGCGCCGATACACGTCAGCGCCCATGCAAACCATGTCATTTCGTTTCCTCCTGTCGAATGTACTCGACCTCGATAATTTCCATTCCGTTCTGCCGTGCCCATAACATCACGGCAATTTCAGCACACGTCATAATCTCTTGCCTTTCCTCTGCGGTTGTGATATACTATCCGCAGAACATTTTGGTAGATGTTTCGGAGATGCCCTGTCCAGTGCCGCAACCACTGGGCGGGGCTTTTTCTTACCCCTGCGGGCGGTCACACATCATATCCTTAACTGTCACGCCGTAGTGCTTCGCTACCAGCTTCGCGTGCTTCGGGTGCGGCTTGATGCCGTTCTTCCAGTTCGTAATGGACGTCTGATGTACGCCGATAGCCTTTGCCAGTCGGTAACTCGTCTCGCCGTGTTCCTCCTGCAACCGTGCGAGGTTTTCACCAAATCCCAAAATATCACCTCCAAAGTTAGATTATTTTCTTGACAAATTAGAGTATTTGTGATAGTTTGGTTTTGCTACAAACTTTCCTATCACGCCAGCCCTATTTATCGGGGTGGTGCAGGTTTTTATTGCCTGTCCACGAGTATTATATTACTCCAACTTGCAGTATAAGTCAATACAATTTGCAGTATCACTATGTACAAATTTGGAGGGTTATTTTTGTGCCTTTTGCTACAAACTTGAAGTATATTAAAAGTGTAGTTGGATTTTCAAACTATCAACTTGCAAAAGAATTAGAGTGCAGCCAGTCTTCAGTAAAAAACTGGATTGACGGTGGGAATATCCCACACAAAAAAACGCGCCAAAAAATAGCCGACCACTTTGGCATCACGCTTGCGGAGCTGGATGGGGACGAACTGCCCGTCCTGCCGCCGGAGGGCGCAAAAAAAGCCCCCGCCACAAAGGGCGAGGGCTCAAAAGAAGCTGCATCAAACTTTATTAAAACTACGAATGATCGTGCGGCGTTGTTGGCTCTTATTAACGAAGTCACGAAGAAACTACAGGAGCTGGAGTAATGCCTACACTATATCCTACCGATCCGCAAGACTGGCTGCGAACGGAAGCGGAACGTAAAGACAAGGAACAGGAACGCAAAGAAAAAGCCGACAAGGAACGCCGCGAAAAAACGCGGTTTATTATTACGGCTGTTCTTTCGGCTGTTGCGGCAATCGCTGCTGTTGCAGGAGTGATAATTCAACTTGCTTGAGCGCGATCAACGTATCAAGTTTGTCTGTAATTCCCTTAAGGCCAAACACAACGTCGTTGATCTGGCCTTTCATGATGATGCTGTTTTCTGCCAGCCTATCAATGTAAATCTCGTAGTCCTTGCTCATAGCACACCTCTTTCTTTCAGATTAAATATAATATCAGCGCAATCTTCATCGGAAAGCTGGCTGATTTTTTCAAGCGCTATTCTACGCAGCGTTTCAATGTCACATTGCGACAATGCATCTGTTTTTATTGTACCCCAAACGTTGGCATTTGTACAAGAACTCATTTCTTTCCCCTTTCTTAATTTGACATATTATTTTCTCGGTGTACAACTATGTTGGTACACTTATAGTTACGCACAAGCTGTTTGTTGCCCACAAACGTGCAACAAATTAAAAAATATTTCAGGGGGAAGTGTTTATATGTGGGCCTTTGTTAAATAGCCCCGCTGCTCCCGCAACGGACAGCGGGGCTATTCTCGCCGGTGGCCTTTCGGCTTTCCGGCTGCACGTTCACACTAACAAATCAGGGTTTGGAAGGTCAATACCAGATTAGGATAATTGCTGTTTCCGGCACAACAGAATTAGGATTTTCCTACCCAAAAAGGGGAAAAGGGAGAAAATGGGAAAAACATTACAGGATTTGTGCAAAGATGCAAAAGACCGGCAGAACTTAACTATACAAGATCTTTCCGACATGACGGACATTTCGACATCGACAATAAGCAATTTTTTCTCCGTATCATCAAAGGAACCGAGCGTGTACAAAATGGGCTCTATTTGTTCCGCTCTTGGCGTTTCGATGGATGATTATTTTGGGATTGAAAAAGAAGTGACGACAGAAGATGAGTTAGCACAAGCCAACGAAAAGCTGGCGCACCAAAAGCAGCTGCATGATGCCGATGTGCAGATAGCCCATCTTGAGGGCGGCATGGAGCAGATGGCAAAAACCATTAACTACCACCGCAAGAAATCGCGGGACACAAAATTTGCTATTTATGGCCTTACGTTTTTGTGCGCCATATTTATGGCTGTTATCGTGGGATATATCTTTTTTGACTACCGTATCCCCCACCAGGGGCTTATTCAGGGCGGAGAGGCCAGCATATTCGCATGGATCGTTTTTTTGCTTCTTGCAGTCGGTATTGGCTTTTTTGCCGCTATTTTGATGATGTATTTTCGCTATGCCAAAAAGTATACATTGTCGCCAGATAAGGGAGGAGATAAACAATGAGTGTAGTATTGCGGGCAGCATTATACCCGCGTGTGTCCACAGAAGAACAAAAAAAGTTCGGCCTGTCTATTCACGATCAGCAGAACGACCTCGAAGAATACGCCAAAGCCCACAATATGAAGGTGGTAGGCGTTTTCCAGGATGCCGGGTTTTCCGCCAGAAAGAAGATTGAAAAGCGTCCCGCCATGCTTCAACTGCTGGAAGCTGTAAAGCATGATGAGATAGACATTATTCTTGTCACAAAGCTGGACCGGTGGTTTCGCAACATCGGCGAGTATTACAAAGTGCAGGAGATCCTTGAAGCCCACAACGTGTCGTGGAAAACGATTTATGAGGACTACGACACGTCTACAGCCGCAGGCCGGTTGAAGATTAACATTATGCTTTCCGTAGCACAGGACGAAGCTGACCGCGCCAGTGAACGCATAAAAAAAGTGCTTGATGCAAAAAAAGATCGAAATGAGGTTTGCACCGGTCATCTGCCGAAAGGCTACAAAATCGAAGGGAAATTTGCTGTTATAGACAAAGAAGCGGAGCCGGTTATACGGAGATATTTTTCTACATTTTTGGAAACCGGATCTATAACAAAAGCGATGGACGCAGTACCGGAATTAAAACTTAAATACCAAACAGCCAGCCAAATGTTGGACAACACAGGATACATGGGAGACTGGCACGGGATAAAATTACCCCCGTATTTAACACCGCAGGAATTTCAGCGTGTGCAAGACTTACGCACCAGAGTGACGCGAAAATCCCCTTACAATCGAACGTATATTTTCTCGGGGCTAATAGTCTGCGGGGAATGCGGACGCAGAATGACAGGACATCCGTCTCCACGGCCAAGCGGGGCGTGTTCTTACTCTTACTATTGTCAAGGGTCTGCCCAGAGAAAAGGATGCAACAACGGTAATTTTACTGTCGAATGGAAAATCGAAGATTATCTGCTGTCGACAATAGACGAACAGATACAGATTAAATTGCAAGCCAAGCCGCGGCAAGAGCCCAAAGCAAACCAAGATGTGCAATTAAAAGCTTTACAAAAAAAACTATCCAAGTTGTCAGAGTTATATATAGACGACATGATTTCAAAGGCGGACTACTCTAAAAAGTATTCGGAACTGACATCACAAATGGATGAACTTACACAGGTAAAATCACAAAGCCGCGCACCAGAAGAAATTGCAACCTTATTTTCCGCAGGATGGCAAGAAATATACAAACAACTTAACAAAGAAAATAAACAAGCATTTTGGAAGCTCAAAATAAAAGAAATCCGGCTTTACAAAGATCGCCGGATTGAATTTGATTTTCTGTAAGTACTTAGTTTATATAAACCTTTAGGTTACAGCAAACTAAGTACACAAGAATATCCCCCGCCAAAACAGGCGGGGGATACTTTATCCTCGCATCTTTCGCATCACGTTATCATACATTCGCGCATTGGTTACTTTCAGCGCATCCATCAACTCGTCCACTATGGCCCACGCCTGTTCCGGCGCGCGGGATGATACCGCTTGCATAAAGTCACTGTCACCGTCTACCACATCAGGAGCCGGTGCGCTGGAATACATAGCCGCCGGTGCAGGGCTTCTCTGCCCTTCGTGCTGGTTTTGTATAATGTACAGCGCGGCCAACTTCTCGTAGTTCGGCCAGCTTGACTGTTCCGTTTCAAGTCTGGCTATCCAGGCTTTAAGTTCCTTTTCGTCGATCAAGGGGAATTACCCCCTTTCAGCCCTCCACGGCATCCATACACCGCTGAATGGCGTTGCGGATGGTATCATCATCCGCATTGTCCAGCATCTCTTGTAGCTGGCGCTTCATGTCATCTTTTGCGCCGTCGCGGCTATAATGGCCGCGCACATAATGGGTGCCACGCCGTGCGTAGGAGCTGCCGCCGCCGTAGCTGTCGCGGGAATACCTGCGCTGGGAATAGTCGCCGTCGCGGGAGTAACGCCGCTGGGAATAATCGCCGTCACGGCTGTACCCTTCATCTTCCATCAGATCGATCTTGTCGATGTTCTTGATAGTGCTTACCAGCTTATGCGCGATGTCCAGATCCCCGGCTCCCAGCTCTCCTTTGTGGGCAATCTCGTCAAGCTCCTTGCAAAGCATATCGCGCAAATCGTACATTGCTTTCATACTCATAGTTTACTCCTTTCAGCTTACGCGGTCAACGGTCAAGTTGGAGTTTGCAAAATTGATTGCCTGTGCGCTGGTGTTCTCCATAGCCACAGTCAAGCAACAGCCCTTCGGCACCTCCACAATGGCGCTGACATAAATGTTGAAATAGTTTTCCACGGCGGCGGGGGTAACGGTCGCCACGGCGCTGGTCAGCGGTTCCCCGTTGATAGCCAGCGCGGCGGTAATAGCCCCCACCGTGCCGCCGGTAGGGATAGCGATGTTGCCGCCAAAAGCCACGCGAAAACGTGCCTTGCACTGGTTTGTCAGCCCGCGCAAAGTTACAATGCCTGCTCCGGCTCGATGCACGATGCACGGCTTGTTGTTGACCGCAGTTTCCGTCAGGGGAACGTTCTGCCCAGCAGCAACGGTCTGAATTGCCGCAGAAGTAAATTCTGCCATTAAAATCATTCCTTTCTCAGTTAAAATAAGCGGCGGAGCTATTGCCCCGCCGCGTTGTTGTCAGTATCGGCACGGGGCCGACCATTTTGTTGACGTCAACAAAATCGTCAACAAAAAGCTATGCTATGCAGTTGTCAGCAGCCGCAGCCGGTTCCGCATCCGCCATAGCTGCTGCCCGCCCAAGGATTACAAGTGATGTAAGCTGGGGTGGGGCAAGGGCGCAGCTGGGAGATCAGGTAGTTGTTCTGCGCAGCCTGAGATGCGGCAAGGCGCAGCTCCTGATTGGCACTTTCCAGATCGCGCATCTTGTTCTGCGTCAGGAAGTCAAGGATAGCGCGGCTATTCTGGTTCTGGTTGTCAATGATGTCACGCGCAGCGGTGTTGACCGTGTTGCGGGTGTCGCAAGCCTGCGTCGCCATGTCGTACCGCACCTGGGCGATAGCCGCCCGGTTTTCGCAACAGCAATTTGCGGCCTGCATCTGCATGGCGTTGAGCTGCTGCATTAGCGCCGCCTGCTGGTTGCTGCGGGACAGCTCGGCCTGTGCAAAGCCGTTTGCCATCGCCATGTTGGTTCCGTTGACAAGCTGCGCCTGCTGGTAAAATCCGTCGCAAAGTCCCTGATTTACACTGTCGATCTTGCGCTCGATGTTGGCAAAGTCAGAGGTAAGAACATAACCGTCCATCACGCCGTTGCCGCCGCCACCGAAACCAAAGCCGTTACCCCAGCCGCCGAACGCAGCGAAAATGAGGAACAGCACGATCCACCACGCGCCATCTCCGCCCCAGCCGAAGCCGTTACCGTTGCCGGTGTTGGCAGGAGCCACAGGCATAGTCAGCATGGTGCCGTCAGAGGAAAGAGACATAGTATCACTCCTTTTGAAAAAATATTTATATCAAACCGTGGCCACGATTTTGATTACTTGAAAAGCCCATGAAATTGGTTTGCCATTGACTGTATCTTGTTCAGTTGGTCTTGTGAGATTTTTCCGCTTTGCAGCATTTTCTCTACTTCCGCTTTTGGGTCGCCTTTAAAGCTCGCTTTGAATTGCTTAAACTGCTGCAAAAGCTGGGGAAAGCCGCTCATCGACCCCGGCATCTGTCCGCCACCTAACGCATTGAAAAACGGATTGTTACTCATCGTCCTCTTCCTCCTCTACCTTGCGCTTCTTCTTGCCCTTTATTTCGCCCACAAGCGCCGCCAGCGCGTCGAACTCTTTACGGGTCACATATTCCGGGGCAGGAGCTTTCTGCGCGTCAGGAGCGCTTGCAAGGCGTTCTACAAGGTCATACGTCTTGAGCGTCGGCTTGCCGCTTGCGTCGGCCTGTTTTAGGTACACAACGGGAGCCGTGCTGTCCCACAGTGCAATAGCAGAGTTGGGCGCAATCAGCCAATTCTCCGCCTCCGGCCTACCAGCTACCCACTGTACGCCGCCCTGCGCCACCGGGTTCTGCATGGGTGGAATTTGCGGTATCTGCGGCGGCATGGTCTGCATCTGCTGCTGCCGAAGCTGGGCAAGGTTGTCCTGCATTGGCTGCGGGTAATAAGGGTTGAAATACGGGTTAAATGCCATAGTTACGCCTCACTTTCTTTTTGCCAGTAATACAAAACAATTTCGTTTTCGCTGTTCCAGCTGTCATAGATCACGCCGTCCTGAACACACACGACATGCCCGGATAGCGCAAGGATAAACGTCCCCTCCGGGTGTTCATCGGCGAACCTACCGACTGTGTAGCAATCCGGGCAAGTATCCGGCACCATGTACCGCCTGTAGCCTATCCGCCGCAGATATGCCCCCCACACCGCGTTGGCCGATGGCATGTCACCTTCCAGATACCCCTCTATTGCCATAGCAAGGTACGTTTCTCCCCACTCTTTCCCGGTGGCTTTTGAAATAGCCCGAACGGTGCAGTCTCCCACATTTTTCCCGTGTGGGTTTTCGTTGAAGTAGCTATACATGCGCCGCCACTATTTCTATCACCCGCACATAGGCTTTCAGCCCCGGGAGGTCATCCTGATACGCCCAAATGATGTCCTCCGCCATCTGCTGGGTAAACCCCAGCGACACCAGCTTTTCGACCATGCAAGCACCTCCGTTTCTTGCAATAAGCGTAACAAAAAACTGCCCCCGCAAAGGGGCAGTTAAAGGTCAGAAAAAGGCCGTTAATTTGCAAATTATTTACTTGTACAATACCGCAGAAACGATGTATAATAAAATCAGCCACCCCGGAATACTCCCGGCGGGCATCTTTCCCTTTTTATACGCCCGGTCCCCCCTACCGGGCGCAAACAAAGAAGCCGCACCTTTTCAGGTGTGGCTTCTTTCTTCGTCTGCAAATTTCTGATACGCTCTCCTGCGGCACCGCTTTACCGTTTCCGGTGACACGTTCAGCAGTAACGCCGTTTCACAATAGCTTTTCCGCTTCACGTCACATTCAATAACGCACACCGCTTCGTCAGGCGGTAGCTGGGCGCTCATCACATACGCAATAGCCCGCTTTGGTGCCATGCTCTGCAATCTGCGCCGTATCTGCTTGTGGTAGCTGTCCATAACACGGTTTTAGCCGTGAGCTTGCGGGACTTTACGCCGGGGAAAGAGGCGGCTTGTCGTAGCTCTTTCCCGCCCAGCAGATTTATTTCACTTCACGATCTCCCACGTGCCGCTTTTCCCGTCCGCGCTCCGCGTCACCTTCACGGTGTACGTTTCGGTTACGGTCGGCTGTTCCGGTGTCTCCGGCTGTTCCGGCTCCTGCGGCTTCTCCGGCTCCACATACGGAATACCGAACCACTCGCACAGTCCCTTGGCGGCGCTCTCCGCGATCTCCTTCATGTGCGTGTGGAACCAGGTGATGTCCTCCAGATTGTCATGGAAGGCGTGCTCCTCGTAGAACGCCACAGCGTTGGTCTTTTTCAGCTCGTACAGATCGGCGCGGGGGACGAGCTTTACCGTGCGCGGGTAGATCTCCTTCCGGTACTTTACCATGATCTCGCCCAGCTTTTTGCCGTTGGCGGAATAGGTGTAGTACATGGGATGGCACCCCTGCGCCGTTCCGTTGGCGCTGGCGTTGGTGTGGCTGACGTAATGCACATCCGCGCCCCATGCGTTGCTCTCTGCCACGTTCTGCTTCATGATGGTGTCACCGTTGTCGCTGTTCATGGGGGTGCGCCGATAGCCGCGCTTGGTGGCAATGCCGCAGCGGTTCAGGATCGGCTCCAGAATGTCGATGTACTCGTTGTTTTCCAGTGCCTCATAACACTGTTTCCCGTCCGGGCGGGGATACACGCAGGGGTTCGCCCTGTGCATAGCCGGGGATAGGTATACCTTCGGCGCGGCCATTTACATAGCCTCCTCGTCGTTGGTAGACTTCATCTGCTTAAACACCTGATTGACGCCCGTTGCGGTCAGGCCGGACATAATGCCCACGGCGACCGCCGTAAAGTAGTCCTCGGCGGGGAAATCCGGCATGTGACATGCCAGCGCCAGCGCACCGATGATGCCGCCGCACACGCCGCAAATGATGGGGATCCATTTGTTGTCCAGCGCCGTGGCCTTCACGATCATGCCGATCAGATAGCAGATCACGATGATAGCTGCAACAGTCGCTACTCCGATAGTGTTGATGTCCATAGTTACTTCCTTTCCGGCTTTACGCCTCTCGCTTGATGGGTAGCTTTCTTACTTCCTCCATGACCCGTTTTGCGCTGCCGTTGCCGCCCATCTTTTCATACGGCTGGTACAGATAGTCATTGAGGTTTTCGTACTCGTCCTGCGTGATGTACCCTCTCGTCACATACACCATGCCCAGATGGATGATGCGGTCATGCGCCAGACCCACCAGCATCTTCCGCTCTGCGTTGTTCTTGTCCGCCCGCTTCGATACCAGTGCCCACAAACCGCTGCTTGTCAGCACCGCTACCGCCAGCGGTACGGCGATCTGCTGTACCCACGGTTCCATTCGCCGCGTTCTCCTCTCAAATTATTTTTGCCCCTCGACACCCTTCGACCGTTTCTGACACGCCTCCTGTGCTATCCTGCTTGCAGAAAGGAGGTGTTCCCATGCCCGAGTATTTTACCCTGTTCAACGCCGTCACCGACGCCATTGCCCAGCTTGAAAAGGCCGTTGCCGCACTTAAACAGGCACAGCTCGATGCCGAGGAAGCCTACATCCGGCGGGGGGAGTAATTCTCCCCGCCCTTTATTCTGCGTACACGCTCTCGATCAGCGCACACAGCTCCGTGTACTGCTCGTCCGTGATGCGCCCCACGGCGAAAAACACGTCGCACTTCTGCTGTGCCTCCTCACGGGTCTTGTAGAACCGCTTGTTGATGAGCTTCGTCATAATGTTGTACATCGTCGTTCTCCTTTCAGTTTGTTACGCTTCCTTGTGCAGCCGGATGCACACGATACCAGAGCCGCCAGCAGCGCCTACACCACGTTCTAAAGAAGAGGAAGTTGTTTTTCCCGCTCCACCTCCACCTCCTCCCCCAGTATTAGGTGTTCCAGCAGTAGCATTGGCACTGTATCCTGCACCATTACCTCCACCGCCTCCGCCACCTTTACCTCCATTGGGAGAGCCTACAACAGTGTAGTTAGAAGAGCCACCTCCGCCTCCACCTGCGTAAAGCTTTCCGGTACTTTCTCCGAACTCCCTTGTGGTCGTTCCCTGTCCAGTGCCGCCAGAACCTGCGGCGTCATAATAGCCACCGTTTCCACCATCCACACCTCCAGCACTTCCAGCTTGGGTTGAAGCAGCCCGGGCGCCGCCTTGGCCCCCACCCGAACCCCCATCCCCGCCAACGTTCCTGGCGGTGGTCTTTGGTGCTCCACCACTAACCGAAGAACCAAACGCAGAAGTAGTCCCGCCAGCGTTGCCAAAAGACAGGTTGCTTGTCTGCTCAGCCCCACCACTGCCGATAATTACCTGATATCCCTGCCTTGCTCTCGGAATAATATTTAGGAGCGTTTTAGTATAACCACCAGCCCCACCACCAGATCCATCCGCGTCACTATCAGGCTGTGTAGTTCGCCCGCTATTTCCACTGCTACCGCCACCTACCATGAATACATCAATAGGCGTTTCCTTCTTGAACGTAAGCACACCGCTTGTCAGAAATTCCACAACGCCGTCCTCAAGGCGCTCGTTGTACTGCCCCGTATAGGTAAAATCTAACCGGTCAACAGTACCCCCCCCCCGCAATTAACGCTTTACCGATAATCATGCTCATCCGATAACCTCCATATCCGCCTGATAGATGGTTTCCACAGCCTCGCCCAGCTGCTGCGTCAGGCTGTCTATCTCGTTGTTGGCCTCCTCCAGTGCCGTCAGCACCTCTTTGCCGTCACGGTAAAACTTCCCCTCCGTGTACGTGTCGCCCATGCCCACCGGCCTGTCACCGGTGTACACGGCGTAGGGGAAGAACTGCTCGTTCCGCTTGTCCATTTCGATGATGTTGGTTACTGTCCCGTTTTCAACCAATGCGTATCTCACTTAATCACGCTCCTTAATCCGAAATCTTGGTGGCGTTTGCGGTGAACCATGCGTAGAACTCCGGGGAAACTACTTGATAGCGGTTCCAGAATTTTATGGTTTTTGCTGTTGCTTCCCTCCACATGTTATGTGTAAAGTCATATACCTGTACATAATTTGTCGACAAATCACCGGAGTTATGCCCAAAGCACAGATCGGTTATGGCAGAGAATGCTCTTGCGCCCATCACGGTATAAAAGTTGGAACCAGCATAGGCAAATGTCCCGTCATAATCGAAGTTCTCTGTAAACAAAGTGCTTGGCATGGTAAGTGTGTCATTAAACTTCCACGTTCCACTCAGCACGTTCTCAGTGGGGTCGTCTTGGTGCAGGCGGATACACACGATACCGCTGCCGCCCGCAGTTCCTTTACCGCCGGGGCTGGAACTACCAGAGGATGCTTTCCCGCCGCCACCGCCGCCACCGGTATTAGCTGTAGCGTCAGTTGTGGAATTACCTTTTGCGCCGCCCCCTTCACCACCAGCTCCCGAAGTTCCAAAGCTTACGTATACTCCCGCGCCGCCGCCACCGCCGCCTGCATACAGTTTGCCGATTGCCTCGCCAAATTCTCGCGTAGTGGCTCCTTGTCCTTTTCCGGGGGTTCCGGTTATCGAGTATCCGACATTACCACCATCCGATCCGTTTGACCCGCCATCTCCGGCGTTCGTCTGCCCGCTTGCGGATACGCCTCCTTTTCCGCCTCCAGAACCCCCGGCGGCAACAGTTCCACCTGAAACCGTATAGCCAAAAGCCGAAGTTTCACCGCCGGAGTTGCCGCCTCCGGTGCCCCCGGCACCAATAACAACTTGGTATTCCACCCCTTTTCGCAGCAAAGCATTTACGATAGTTCTTGTGCATCCACCGCTTCCACCGGCTCCGCCGTTGCCGCTGGATGATGTAACAGTCACACCCCCGGCACCACCGCCAACCATGAATACATCAACATACGTATCCTTTTTCATCGTAAGGATACCGGTTTCCAAAAACTCCACTACACCGTCTGCGGTACGCTCGTTGAATGTACCGCCCGTGTAGGTGAAATCCAGCCGATTGGCAATTCCGCCGCCCCCTGCTGTCACCGCTCTGCCTGTAATTGCCATATAAACCTCCGTTCCCGACCTCCGAAACGGAGGCCGTGTTTATTCTTTGTGTACGCGCATACAGATGATGCCCGAGCCGCCGCTTCCGCCCGGAATTTGGCTGCTGGACACGCCGACGTAATCAAAGCCGCCGCCTCCGCCGCCGCCAGTGTTAGGCGTTCCATCTCCGACAGAGCCATACATCTTTGCACCATTGCCGCCGCCGCCTGCGCCACCGGCTCCGGGGTCCGCATTGTATCCGCTGTTGTAATAACCGCCGCCACCGCCGCCACCGGCATAGAGTTTGCCGGTTGCTTCACCAAATTCACGAGTAGTCGTTCCCTGTCCGGTTCCGCCAGAGTTGCGCCCGCTGCCACCGGAGGCACCATCTGAACCACCGGCTCCGCCGGGTATTCTGCTGGAACTATATGCATAGCTTCCGCCGCCACCGCCAGAGCCGCCGTTTCCGCCTGACCCGATATTAATTGGCGCGTGCTTGCCGCCATCAGCGGCAGCGAAAAGCCCGTTGTTGCCCGTAATGGACGTAGCGCCGCCGTCAGCACCGCTGCCGCCAGTTCCGCCAGCACCACCAGCACCGATCTCGATGTTGTACGTGCCCTTATTCAGCAGCACGTTCAAAACCGTCTTTGTGTAGCCGCCACCGCCGCCACCGTTTGTGTTTGTGGAGTTCATTACACCCCCACCGCCGCCGCCAACAAGAAACAGGTCCGTGTACACGTCCTTCTTGATGGTCAGCACGCCGGTAGACAAAAACTCCACAACGTTGTCCTCTGCGCGGCGGATGTACTGCCCGGAATACTCGAAATCAATATCCGGTGCTACACCACCCCCCCGCTATTTGCGACTTACCGATAATTACCATCGTTAACTTACCTCCTTCACGTCGTACACCGTCACCTGAATGTTCAGGTCAGCGGTGGGCTTCTCTCCCACCGCGTAGGCGGTGAATGTTCCGTTGTTGTTGGCGATGTAGATGGCGTTTGTGCCATCGTCCAGCATCTGCTGTATCGCCGCTGCGTCTGCCTGAATGTCCGCCTGACTGGTGGCCGTGCCGCCTGTGATGGTCACGCCCTGTGTATAGGGGCTTTCGCTGCCTGTCCAGCTCGCCGCCGCCAGCGTCAGCGTCAGCTTCTTGTCCGTTGCCTTGCCCGCCACGGCGTTGATGGCCTGAGAGGGCGTAGCCGTTGCCGGGTCAAGCCCCAACGTTTCCGCCACCTCATCTGTCAGCAGCGTTGATTTGTTCAGCGGTGTGCCCTCTGTGGTGGGGTTGTCCTGCCGTGTCATGTCGTACACGTTGTCCTGCCCGGAAACAGGCGTGAGCTTGACGCGGCCAGGATAAAGGGAAATTCTGTCCTGCATATCTGCTCCTTTCCAAAAAAGATGGAGCCGACTACGTTCCCATAGTCGGCTCCTATTGCCCTTTCCCGTGCCCCGATTGGCCGGGAGTAACGTTTATTATTTGATTTCGTTGGAGTACAAGTCTCCGGAGTAAAACCACGACTTGGCTATGTTCTGCACAAGCTTGTCTACCAGTATAAGGATGCTTTCAATGTCGTTGGCTTTTTGATAGTCCAGTGGCATTGTAGGAACCTCCGGAGCATTGGATGGTACAGGCAACGCACCGCGTATCTCCGCGATGTCTGCGAGGTACTGGTCAATATCAGCCTGCGTCGGGATGTCCGTTTCTGTCCATCCCTGCTTTGCCGTTACCGTCACGCTGTACCCGCTGGCTTCCAATTTCTCCGCCACATACAGCACAGCTCCCGCAACGCGGTTTAGGTCAGTGTAGTTGTACGACCCCTTGTTGTCGCTTAACAGCAGAACGTCCGCCGGGGTGCCGCGCCCAGCCTCTATTCGACTGAGCGCGGCTATCACGCCGTCCACGTCTGCTTGCGTCCTGTCCGTAATAAGGGACAGCATACCGTAGTTAAGGGTAAACTGGTAACTGGCGCTTGTGCCCGCCGCGTTGATAGCCGTCAAAGATACGGCGTACTTTTCATCCGAAGCACGGTCTACCGTGGCTTTCCACGCTTCGCCGTCCAGCGTCCACACGTAATCCTTTCCGTTGACCGAACCGGAAACATAGACGATGGCAGCGGGGAGGGATACGCGAATATCTCTGCTCAAGCTATCACCTCTTACTCAATGGTAACATTAATGACCATCGTCTTACCGGTATCGACCGGGTTAGGCGTAATGGTCGCTGCTTTGATCTTCGGCACAGAAGTGTCCAGCGTGACCGTCCTTGTGACGGAGCTTTCCTTCCCTGCCGCGTCTTTTGCCTTGACGATGATGGTGTTGCTGCCCTCTTTCAGCGTAACCACCTTGGAGAAGGTACCGCCGGTGCCCACAGGGACTGTCCCCTGATCCGTTCCGTTCAGGGAGATGGTAATGACCACGGGAGAGGACGTTGCATCGTTGGTAGTACCGGCCACAGTGACAGAAGAAGCCGCCGTAATAAGGCCGTCCGCAGGAGATGTTACGTTCAGCGTCGGAGGAACAGTATCCACGGTGTAGGTCGTGGACTTTTCCGAAGCCGCGTTGCCGTCGTGGTCTTTGCAGTTGATGGTCACGGTGTGGCTGCCGTCGCTCAGTGCCGCAGATGGCGTGTAGGTCACACTGTAGCCATTGGTAATAGCCGTGTGCGTGATGTTCGCCGCAGCTACAGCCGTGCCGTCCTGCTTGACTACCAAGGTGCTGATGTCCACGCCGGAACCGCCGGTTTCATCCGTGATGTTGAATACCACCGGCTGTTTGGGGGACACGATGGTGATAACAGGTGCTACAGTCTCCTTTACCACCAGCTTCAGGCCGTCTACGGTAGATGCGTCCGCGCTGCCCTTTGTGCCCGCGTCGTTTGTTGCTTCGACGGATACGTTGTAGTAGCCGCCCGCCAGATTGTACGATGTTTTCCCCGGCGCGGTAATGGTCGCTTCCCATTTGCCGCTTGCGGAGTTCAGCGTCAGGTCGTATGTCTGGCCGTTGATCGTCGCTTTTACTGTCTTGATTGCCATTTATACCTCCCCGGCGTAAATATCGCCGCAAAAGAAATGATATGCTTGTGGTACACGCGGGTACGGCGTATGGGGGCTTTCGCCCGCATATAGATCGCCGCTGTAGTAATAGCTGGGGTACACGATGACGGTTTCCTCTATTACCGTTACCTGTAGCTTTACCTTTCCGTTGATGGTCGCCGGGTTCGGCAGCAGTACAGCCGCCGCTATCTTCGGCACCTGTGCTGTATATTCCGCCATAGGTTACACCTCCCCGGAAAATAGGTCGTTGCTGTAGTAGAAATACGGACTGATGATCCACGCACCTGTGACTTCTGCGTTGTACACTACCGTGTTGGACAGTTTTATCTCCATCTTGTGAAGATTGCCTGTTGTCAGCAGGCCCCACGGCGTGTAAATGCTTACGCAGTCGCCCAACTTCTCGCCACCGTATACCACGGTCGCCGTGTTCGTGTCACGCAGCGAATAATACTTGTACAGCCGGTCCGCCACCGCCTGTCCAATCTCATCAGATACAAGAGTTGCCGCCGTGACTTCCTTTACGTTCTCACGGTCGGATGCGGTCACGTTGGGGTTGATGGCACTGTACACCGTCCGGGTGTCTTTGTACTTAACCCCATTGATGGTCACGTTGCCGTTGCTGGCTTCTACATAGCTATGCGCCGTCACATTTACCTTTGTGACCACCGCGCCGGTTGCAACGGAAGATCCGACGAACGTCCGCCCGCGTGGGATAAGAATAGGCTTTGTGGGCTGGTTGAACACCCGCAGTTTGTTCCCGCCGTCTGTTGCCAGACAGACACCCCATGCAAATATGACTTGCTGGATAGCGCTTCGGTTAGTGCCCTTAACAAGTACGCCTTTCAGCGTTGTGTCCTCCACATCGCTCGCATACTCCACATCAAATGGCTTTGCAAGCGTTTCTAAGAGCGTTTTCGCACTCACCCCATCAAGGTATGCCCCTCCGTTGAACGGCGTGTATTCAAGCACTCCAAGCGCGTCCTGGCACTCTATCACATACACGTTTGCGGACATGCGTGACGAGTTGTTAATGTAGTATGTCCCCAGATGCCGGTTGTCGTTCCACACCTCTACCGGCTGTTTCAGCTGGAACAGGTAATCCACATCTTTCAGGCTGTCAAGCGTCCAGTTTAGCGTGGACACCGGCAGCTCTACGGCGGCTTCGTTCGCCTGGTTTACGATGGATGCGTTGCGTATTTCGTTCATCCCGAATTTACGCACCACGCCCAGCACGATCTCATTAACACGCGCCCGCCGATGGGGGACTACGGTCTTTTTCAGCGTGACCTCCACCTTGTCAAAGCTCTCTACCCTGCAATCGCAGAAGTACACCACGTTGTTAGGCTGGAACGACTGCGCCCGCCGCAGCACCGCACCCTGATACCACGAGATTTCTACCTCGCTGCAATACTCTCCTGTGTCCTCGTCAAAGGTCAGCTGGATGCCCATGCTGGAATACTGCTGTGTAAACGTCATGGTGATTTTGGGCGGGGTGGTAAACTCTCCGCTGTCCCCGGAAACCTCCGTAGACCAAAAGCCTACCTTGTCCTCCGCGTACACGCCATCAAAGGTGCCGTCCAGCACCCAGCGGCTCCGTTCCAGCGTAATAAGCTTACCCGGAACCGCGCCGTGCGGAATTTGGGTGAGGTCTCCTGTGCCGCCGGTGGCGACCACAGTCGCGTCATCCGCTGCGCCGGGGGCTATGTCCTTGTACAGAATAGTCGTTTTCGACATAGGCCACCTCTCATGGGCGGAGCTGCGCGTCCATCGGGACAAAGTTTACCTCGATCTCGCCCCAATAGTTCACGCCCCCATCGCCCTTCTCCAAGTCCTGCGACGCGCTGGTGTAATACGCTTCATAAGCAATGGTGGTCTGGCCGTCTGCCGCTTCCAGCATAACGGAGTCATCCACGCTGTGTTTGTACAGGTAGTTCCAGAAATCGTCCAGCCCCTTGTAATTGTCGCCGCGCCGAAAAACCGTCAGTTTGTGGCCAAGGTATGTACCGATGATGTCACGCACCATGCGGCCCGTCATTACGCGCCCTGCGTTTTCGCCGTCCAGTACGTTAAAGTTTCGGTTGTACTTGGAGATGGCAACGTCAGCGTCAAAGGAAATGCCGTTCAGTTTGATGTAGTTCATCCCTGCACCTCCGACAGATTAACGCCGATGCGCGTACCCTCCGCCTTGTTCAGCCGGTACACGACCTTGCCCAGCACGTCCTTGTCCAGCACCAACACGGCTTCATTGCTGCCGCCATAGCCGCTTTCCACAAGCGCTTGTTTGAATGCCTGCACCATCGTAGCAAGGGGTGTTTCAATGTTCGTCCCGGATTTCTGATCGCCAAGCACTGCCATAAACTCCCGGTTCGGAGGAATGACCGCGCCGGTCGCAAGTTTTGGAATAGGTAGCTTTGCAATGTTGACGCGGGACACGCTGCCGTAATGCTTGCCGGTCAGATCAGACAAACTATTTGCTGCCGAAACAAGCCTATTCAGCCCATCAATGACGTTGTTGATGCCGCGCTGGAACGACTCAATAATGTAATTCCACTGGATTACAAAATTTCTGTTTGTAAGGCTCCAGTGCGCCAGCCATGCCTTGTTAAACTCCGCGCTAAACTTAGAAAACCCTGTCATAAAGTTTTCTTCCCATGCCAGAAATTCTGTGTCAATGTTATCAAGTACAAGTTGGAATTGCTCCAGCACAAGCCCTTGATTTTCATTGATGCCGTTTGCGAGGCCCTGCATCATGTAGTCGCCCATCTGCGTTGTTTCCGTCGAAGGAGAATGAATACCCAACACATCTTTAACTTTTCCGATTACATTGTGCCCCCATTCCGCAATCTTTTCTTTTGCTTTCAGCAACCCACCGATCACGGTATTATTAAACCACGCTTTGATGTCTTCCCAAACGCCCTTGAGTTTGTCAAGCAGGAAATTCCAGTTTGGCGCAATTGCCGCAGCAAGGCCAACAGCGCCAACTGCAATCAGGCCAAGACCAAGAGGCACACCGGCTCCGGTAAACAAAAGGACAACACCAAGAACAAGAAGTGCTGCGCTGATAATACCGATAACCTCCCCAAGCGGCCCTTGCAGAGCTTCTACAATACTTTCCCAATTTGGGACAATGGCCGCCGCAAGTCCTGCTGCTCCCGCAAGAATAAGGCCAAGCCCAAGCGCAATCCCCGCACCAGTAAACAAAAGCACCGCGCCAAGCGCCAACAATGCCGTGCTTACAACTGCAACGATTTGCCCCACTTCTCCCTGCAGCGCTTCCTTTATCACGCCCCAATTTGCAGCTATAGTTGCCGCAAGACCAACCGCTCCAAGGACAAGAAGGCCAAGGCCAAGAGGAACATTTACGCCTCCGAACACAAATAACGCACCTAATGCCAGCAAAGCAACGCTTACAATTGCAACGATACCGGCAAGTTCCCCCTGTAGCGTTTCTTTTATTGCGCCCCAGTTCTCGCTTACTGCGCTGTAAATAGTCAGTGCGCCAATTGCCATAAGCGCAATGCCCAACGGTATATTTATCCCGGAGAATGTAAGTATAGCGCCCAAAGCAAGAAGGCCCGCGCCAACAAACAGAGATGCGACCGCACTAATTTGGTCTTTCATGGAAGACACAAAGTTTGGCGCACCCGCGCCGCCTCCGCCGCTGGAAGCATCGCCTGAGAGTTTGTTGATCTCATCAAAGCTTGCCAAAGACTTACTCGCTTTTTTTGCCGCCCCGCCAACGCCGCTAAGTGCTTTTTGCTGGTTATATAGATTTTCAGCAGCTCTGGCAGCTTCATCCGCCGTTGTCCCGAAAATCATAGCAACCAGTTTGGACAGCGCATTTACTACCTGTGTAATAACGTTGACAAGCACGGTAAACGCGGGGATAAGCACATTTAGTATCGGCTGCGCAAGAGTACGTAAAGCGCCTTTTAACCTGCCTACCGCCGCCATAGCTTCATCGTTAGTTTGTATGGCCTCCCACATGTAATCTTTCAAAGACCGCAGCGCCCGCGTGATAAGTGAAAACACCAGCACGCGACGAGCAAGCGTTTTTACTCGATCAGAAAACTTTTTCAGCCTCTTGTCTGCTTCTTCCGCAGCAGCGGAAAACCCGGTAGTTTTTTCTTTTGCGGATACTATTTGAGCCGCCAATTGCCCAGCTTTTTCTTTTTCGCGTTCTATTGCGCGTTCGGCTTCGGCAATTTTATCGTTTTGGGTGTCAAGCTTTGTGTTTATGCGTTTCCACTCTCCCCGGAGGTTTTTTACCTCTTCCGCCTGCCGTTCGACTTGAAAACTCGTGAAAAATTCATCTCCGCTTTTCATGTGCGCCAATTTTTCTTGCTCTTTAGCTAAACTGTCCGTTAAATCTGCGGCTCTGTTTGCAAGAAAATCTCTGTTGCTTTTTTTACTATTGAGCTTTTCTTGTAATGCATCGATTTTTTTGGTCAGCGCATTAAGTTCTCGCTGCGCCTGCTTGTCGTCGATGTCGGCTTTGATGATAACGGAGCCGTCCGCGTTTGCCATTTTCACCACCTACTTTCAAATTGCGAATGGACATTTTATACAAAATGTGTTATGGTTGCAGTAAAGGAGGAAAAGCTATGGAAAAGATTAAGCGCATAGCCGTGTTTATTGGTACGTGGTTTGCCGCCACCTGTGTTGTTCTGATTTTGGGGGTAATTCTTGCCCCTACTTCTCCAGATGGGGATATAATTCTTGGTGGTGGATTTACCGCATCCGTTTTTATTATCCCGGTCATTGCCGCTATTCTCGCTGTCAACAAAAATAAGATAAAAGCAAAACTGCCTGAAAAGAAACCAATCGCTCCTAAACTTACTGATACCACATGTCAAACAGAAGGCTTTGTTCCTCCTGCTTCTGCGGCAAGACAGCAAAAACTTGCGGACAAGTTGGTTCCTGACATGCGCACTAATCTTTCTTTGTGCAAAGATGCTCCTTCGCTCAATTTATTTGTACATTGGTACGATCAGGCGATAGACGATTTGGTCAAAATGGTTCCTTTGGGTAAAGCCAATTTTGACTTTGACCCAACATATATGCTTAAAACTTTACGCGACGAGTACCAACTCCATTTGTGCGATGCCATAGTTCGCATAAAAGGTGAGACATTGTCTGAAATAGACGGAAAATACAAAAACAGCAGAGAATTTCAAGAAAAAGCCCTCAATACATTTTGTAAGGATATAGATTTTGTTCGTTCGCGTTTTTCTCCCGGCACCGCTGATGTGGCAGATAAAGCTATTTCTGATATAGAAAAGCATCTTGGCATTGGCCAGCACCCAGGAGAAACTTCTGCCCATTTGTCGTTGTGGGACAACATTGATTTTATGGACGGTCATCGCTTTGAATACTGGTGCGCGGATGTCCTCCGTAAAAATGGATTTGGCAACGTTGAGGTTACACGAGGTAGCGGCGACCAGGGCGTTGACGTTCTTGCGGAAAAAGATGGGATCAAATATGCCATCCAGTGCAAGTGCTATACTTCCGATTTGGGGAACAAGCCCGTGCAGGAAGTTAACACTGGCAAAACCATTTACCACTGTCAAGTTGGCGTTGTTATGACAAACCGTTACTTTACGCAAGGGGCAAAAGACGCTGCTAAAGCAACAGGCATTTTGTTGTGGGATCGTGACGTTGTGCAAAAGATGGCAGAACTGGCAAACATGTATTGACCTTTACCGCCCTCTACGGAGGGCGGGTTTTTATATCCACCTGCTAATAACCGCCTCGTCTTGTTCCGTATATTGCTTTTGGAAATCTATCAAATGCCGGTTTTTTCTATAAAACTCTTGCTCTGATTTATCCAGCTTTTCACCCTTTGACTTTTTTCGCCGTATATTGACTACTTGCGCAAACATACAATCACCAATTTCCGTATACGCCGTGTTCCACGTCCACCAATGAAGATAAGGCATCGAGCGGACTTCTTCGCCAAGCACTTTATTTACAGGAGCCACGATCAGCGGAAAATCCTGTTGCCAGTCCATAAGCTTTGCGGTTCGCTTTTCTTCTCTGTAAGGCTCGCCGCAGTTTATAAACCAAATGCATTTCTGAATAGCCTCCTCATAGTCTCGCTCTGGCATGTTATCAAAGTCTGGGTAAAAAATATCCAACATCGCTTCTGCCTTGTCGGCTTCCGTAAAATCTTTGTCAGAAATGGCTTCTATGATGGTCAGAATATCGCGGTAATCGCTTCGTATTTCATATTCCGTTCCGTTGACTTCCACGGACACCGGCAAATCATATCTCATTTGTGGTACTTCTTTGTGTACTTACTGATGCGCGGATTGGTAGCTTTCTGTTCGCGGGAGAAAGTAGTGTCTACTTCGTCCATTACGGCAAGCATCAGGTTAGCCCACACAGGCAGACCGTCCGCCAGCGCGTATAGGTTCATTTCGCCAAACAAAGCGCTGCAAATGTCAACGTGGAATACTTCATTGATGATCTCGCGCATTTCGTCATCCATCTTGCGGGCTGTATCAAAAATGTCGCGTTTATTGGCCGTCTTTTCTACTTCCGCTTTGTAAGTTTCCTGCTTTTTGTCCAGCGTATCAAAAGCGTTAAAAAGCTTTTCCACAAACCCGCTGTCCGTGGGGTTAAAAGAAAACTCACACGTTTTGCCATCGGTTGTTTCAAATACTTTTTTTACGACGCCGGAATTGATGATAATAGTGTCTGCCATTTTTATCCTCCATGTGAGGGCGGGGAATGTCCCCCGCCCTCTCTGTTATTTAGGCCGCAGTAAACTCAATAGCGCCGCTGCTGCCCTTCTTTACAGTGCCCACAGTGCGGGTGCCGCCATAGGTGATCTCGCTGGTAATATTCAGAGTGCCGCCGCCCTCGCCGCCGATGCCGGTGATGGCAATAGCGCAAGCGTCGTAGCGCTCCGCAAACATCGCCTCGCCGCTGGTGGCATAGAAGTGGCCGATCATCATGTCCTGATTTGCCAGCGCCTGGGCATCCTGGTCTTTGACGGCCAGGTTCCACATTTTCACCGCCGCAGCATCGCCCGCATCCAAGGGAATGGGGTCAAAGGTCTGCGTGATGGTGGGCTTTTTCATGGTCGTAAAGGTGTGGCCCAGAATGTCCTGCTTGGTGTCGGTGCTCCAGTCCATTTCCTCGTTGCTGTCCTCGACGCGCTTACCGATAGCGCTCCACACAGGGGCGGATGCGGTGCCGGTGTTCAGGTACGCAATGAGCAGTTCGCGGTCAATGGTCTGGCCTTCGGGAGTCGCAAAAGTCAAATCTGCCATTATACATTCACCTCGTAATTCAGTTTCATAAGGATTTGGTGATCTTCGTCCCCATTTTCATACATTGCAAACAGGGAAGATCGCGTAGTCGGCTCCATGCTGATAACGCGCTTGTCATCGCCAATGTCGGGCTTCTGACCGTTCGCCCAATCACCGATAGCGTTTAACATCTCGTCAGCCTTGAGCCGTTTGTCGTTGCTGTTTCCCGGCTTCACGCGGTAGATAATCTTGAACTGGTACTCCGCCACATAACCGCCGGTGATATACTTCCGCACGATGTAAGCCGCTTGAATGGTCGACATCGCCATAGCGGAAGTGTCGGCGGGAAGAAACTCAAATCGGATAAGGTCAACTGGCAGCTCCGGGTATGTGTTCAGCCACACAAGCAGCTTGCGCGATACCTGATCCTCTTCCGCCGCCGATACGGCCTTTTTAATCTTTTCCAAATTTCTTCACCGCCTTATCTGCCACCCGCACCCACTTCTCCATGTTCTGCGCTTTGGAAGCGTCAAACCAATGTGCTTGTGCCTGCGGATGCATCGTTGTGTTAAATACAAGATTTCGGTCTGTGACCACCTTGTGCCCGCCTTTGGGTGCGTATGTGCTGCCGGTCGCCGGGTCTACCATCACTTTCCCGTAGTACAGAAACCGGGCGTATGGGCCGGGGTAAATGACCTCGTTACCGACCACCCGCGTTCTCTGCGTCAGAGAGCCTGTAAGCGCAGGCACAAAGGGGAGGGTATCTTTCATCACCTGTTGCGCTAAAACGCTTTCAGCGCGGTCACAGGCCCTTGCAAGCTGCCGCTTTACCTCGTCCATGCCGGACACGTCAACAGAGAACTTGAGCGACATCTTATGCCCCTCCGACTTCCCAATGCTGCATATCCACGCTGCCAAAATCTTTCTCGTCCACTTTGGTCACGTTGTAGCAGCCGTCCTGTGCCATAGCCACGTCCTCTTTGTCTGTGACAAACTCGCCTTTTACAAAGAACGTCAGCCCGCCGTTACCGTTCACAGACAGCGTCCACAGCCCGGACTTGTCCGCCGCCGCAAGAAACGCCTGCGGGTGCGCGTAAGTTTTGGCCTTGCCTGTCGTGCCGTCCACCGCTTCCACGGAAAACGGAATGTACAGGTTTACTGCGTCCGCGCTCTCAAGTCCGCTTTCTCGGACGTTTACCGCCTTGCTGGCTTGCAGCATAACACCGCGCAGGATGGTCACATACAGCTTTGTGATTTCCTCAAAAGTCGCCGGGTCAGTCTCCTGCACGGCGTTGTAGACCGTTATAGTGTGGGGCGCGTACAACCACAGCACCCCCCTCCCCGATACAGCAGACCGGTATGCGCCAGATACTCGTTACAGGTCGCCGCCAGCAGTTTCTTCGCACCGTCCGTAGCGCTTAGTGCGGACGCGGCAGCTTCGCCTCCGCTGGCAAGCGTCCGGGAGTACCCGCCTACCGTTTCGCTTTTCACGTCATCGCCGGTCGCCGCGTTTGTCAATTTGGTTGCGGCAAGCTGCTGCGCGGCTTCGATCAGCTGATACTTGTCCACCAGTGCACAGCAGCACATTTTTACGGCGTCCATATCAGCGTTATCTTTTGCCCGGTTCTGCGTGTAGTAATCGAGGAAGGAGCTGGCCCGGACAGCCAGACGCGGAAAATCTCCTTCGCTCACGGTGCCCAAATAGGTCCCGGAGTAATAGTCGTAATCAGCGTATGTCATGTGAGCCAGCTCCTTTCAATTTAGCCAGAGACGGTAACGGTGGCCGTGCCGGTCTTCGTTCCGTCCTGCTTGGACTTCGCGGTAACGGTGATGCTGCTCTTGGTTTCGGTAGCGGAAACGGTCAGAACGCCCTCATCGCTGATATTGCTTTTCGTCCCGTCCTGAGACCATTCGACCTCACCGTTGATAATGCCCTCGCCGTCAACCTTGGCCGTAAACAGCTTGCTCTCGCCCTTCTTTACGGTGGCGGTAGCAGGGGTCACGGCGACGGTAGAAATGGCGCCGCCCTTGCCGTAAACGGAGAACGGGAACGGATTTGTCTTTTCTGCATTGTACGCGTTGATGGGGTTCGCGATCTCCCAGCCGAGACGCATGACCGCACGCAGCGCGACCATATCGTTCTGCATGAGGTTGTAGGTGATAGCCTTCGTGGTGGGGTCCTGGATAACACCCTCGGTGAAGATCTTGAAGGTCATGTCCTGGCGAATGGCGTACACCAGCTGGCTCCAATCGCCGACGATCATCTGCGCCTGATTGGGGTCAAACGCGCCGTTCATCGGGAAGTACATATCCATTCCGTCCAGACCGTAACGGGTGGCACCCTGCATATCGGACTTGAAGATGGGCTGACCGGTGGTGTCCTTCAGGCCGCGCAGCTTACCGCGCATCTGGATAGCGGACATCACGCCGTTGGGGTTGAAGCCGTCCAGCTCAACCTTGGAGATCAGGCCATTCTCGCCCATAATGTCGTCAAACACGCTGGTGCCGACGGGCACGCCGTTACCGGCAGCGATAGCAGCAGGCACAACGCCGGTGCGCCAAGTGCTTGGCTTGTTGGTGCCGAACAGGATAGCGGCGTCGATGACCTTACCGAAAGCCTCGGTCAAACGGGGCTTGACCTCGCCCCAGATGTCGTAGTCGGCATCGTCCAGAGCGGCCTCGGGAATGGGCACGATGACGGCGATTTCCTCTGCGTACAGTTTCTTCTTGTCCCACGCCATCTTCGTGGTCTGCTTGAAAGCCTCGCCAGCGCCGTTGTCGGTAGCCTCGCCGTTCACGAAGTACGCGGAGGGCAAAGCATCCAATACGTTGATGGTCTGGGTCTTGCTGGACATATTTGCCAGTCTACGGCCCATGCGCAGGACGGCAGATTCGGCGATAGCGCCCTGCATAATCTCGCGGGTTACGGGTTCCGGGATAAGGCCGGAAAGTGCGTTTCTGTCGATAATGTTTGCCATGTGTTAAATCTTCCTTTCTTACTTGAGTGCGCCGCGAATTAGCGAGTTCATCGCGGCATTGACGTTGTTTTTCTCGCTGCCGCCGCCAGCTGGGGCAGTCCAATCAAATTTGACCTTCTGCCGGTTTTCGGTGAGTTTATCCACGGCCTGCTCAAAGGTGGTCTTGTCATCCATTATCTTTTCGGCCTTGAAAGAGATAAACTCCGCTTCCTCGCCGGTCAGCCCCTTGGAAAGCACATACTTCTCGCGCTTGAGCTGTTGCACTTCGGCCTGCGCTGCGGTCAGGGCGGACTTGTTATCCGCAAACTCCTTTTCGCGCTTTGCCTGCCGCTCCTGCTCGGTCTGCTGGCTGTCTTTCCATGTGCGATACGCGGTCAACTCGTCATCGCTGGGCATACCCTTCATCGCCTTGGCAAGGCGTTTGCCAATCATGGCGTCCACTTCCTCCTGCGTGAAGGTCTTAGCAGGGGACGGCTCCGGCGAAGGTGCCGGGGTTGGATTCGGATTAGGATTAGGTTCGCTCATTGTTAAATACCTCCGTTTATTGTCAGGGCCGTCGCCCTGCGGTTTTACGCCTCTCGGCATGGTTGATAAAACAAAAGAGCCAACCACCGAGAAATCCTCGGTAGCTGGCTCCTATTGCCCTTTCCCGCGCCCTATTGCGCGGAAGTGTATTTGATTGTCTTTTTGACCTCCAAGACGATATACCCATCGCCTTTTCGTCGAATCTCTGCGTTATTACCGCGCTTTAAGATGGCCTGCACGGTCTTGATTGCTTCGTCAAAATTCAATACAGCACCTTCATCCTTTCCCGCTGCTCTGGCAGCCCCGCCGCCTTGCTGAATGCCGTGTATTTGGCGTTCACGCGTCTTAGGCGTATGTTTACCGCCTGTTCTTCTTCCGTCAATCCTGCGGCCTTGTAGGCGGCTTTCTCGCGCTTTAGCTTGCGGATTGTCCGCTCTACGCGCCGTTGCATCTGTGTTGCTTCATATGCCGTATATGTCTTGCCCTCAAAGGTGCAGCCGAGGCCATCGTCGATATGCTCAAGCTGCTTATCGGTGTAAGTGCGTTCTGACACACCCTCAACCCAAGCAAAGCGCTTGTGGCGGCAGTTTGCACCCTCAAGCCCATCGACAGCGCCAAGACCGCATACCTCGTAGATATCCGGGTAAATATCCCCGCTACGAACGGAATACACCTTGCCTTGCCAATTCTTATGGCTCGACCACGGTGACTGCCCCGGCTTATCGCGTGCGCCCGCATGAGCGGAAACCTCGAAATATGGCGTTTCCAGCCATTCGGCGGACTGCTCCGTATATTTGGCGCAGATCTGATTTGCGCCCGTCATAACGGCGCGGCGGGCGGCTACGTCGATCTGGTCGCGGTGTCCGCTCTCGTAGTCCATTACCTTTAGGCCGCTTTGCGCCAACTGCTGCACCGCTGATTTGATAGCCTGATTGTAGCTGATAGCACCGCTCTGGATTTGCATTGTAGCATTGTCTAAAGCCCACTGATACACACGCGCGGGAGGAAGCATCGTCCGCCCAGCGTCTACCAGAAAGCCCATAGACCGCGTAATATTGCGCATTGTTTGCTTCGTCTGCTCGTATATTGCCCATGTGTCCTCGACGCTCACCAGCGTTTCCGGCTGCGTGATGTGCGCAAGGTCAATCAACTTGGTGTAATACTTCTGGTTGCGTTCCACAACATCATCAAGCAACTCTTTCAGCTTCTTCTCGCTGATGCCCGTGGTCTTACGGATTGCCTTTTTGATGTCCTTCAGGTCGATACCATGCGACCGAAGCGCCCGAATATCCTGCACTGTGACCTCGTTGAACTGGTCTGCCAGCTTCAGGCGGCTGCATATCTCGTCAAGCAGCGTATCTTCAAGAGACCGGAACAGCTCGGCCAGCTCTTCCGGCAGCGCATCCAGCAGTTCAGGTGAGAATGGATACTTGCTCATCTTACATGGCCCAAAACTACCCAATTAGGGTTTTCATCTGTGCCAATGTTTACCCAAAAAGTACCGGGGTTTTCTCCATAGCCCATTACTCCACCTCCTGTTGCTGCTCCGTGGTCATGTCCTGCATCTTTGGTAGCGCCGCTTTTGCGGTCGCTTCGTCCTCGTTCATCCACTTCATGCGGAACTCCCAATCATTCATGATACCCGCCCGCAAAAGCTGCATATCCCGGGAAAAATCGGCCTGCTTGTCCTCGATGATGCTATCGTCAAAATCAATGCTGATTTCCACATCTTCATTCAGCCCCGCGCCCATCGCGGTATTGCCAAGTCGTAGAAGAATGCGGCATAGCTCCACCAGTGCATCTTCAAGGATGATTTCATGCTTCTTGATCGTGCGGAACATGGTGCTGTTCTCGCTGATGACCTGCGTAGCCGTTGCAACGCTGCCGCCGTCAAAGCGATAATAGGTCTCGCCAAAGCCGCATTTGCTGGACAGAATATTGAGCTGGTCTTGAATGCCCGTGTTATGCTCCACTGTCCGCAGGGTCATGTCGATGGGTGTAATAACAGCGCCGTCGCTGACATCCTCCGGCAGCACATAGAACGCCACATCGGACGGGTCGAACACCGGATCGCCATCAAGGTACTTCGCCGCAGAGGGCTTGACCATGATCCGCTTTTTTCCAAGCCGGAACTCGTTGACATAGCTATCGTAAGCAATATCCACGCCTTGTAGCACGTCAATAGCGTTTGCATACACTGCAATGCCAGTCGGAAGCAGATAGTTGAAATTGTTGGCAATGTTAAGCCGGTCAATAACAAAATGCCTCTTGTCGCTGCCGGTATGCACCACAGGCGGGATATTCTCAAAGCCCTTGACGTTAGCAAGCTGCTCGTCAGACAGCATCTTGTTATCATAACGATAAATGCGGTTGTCGATGATATAGCTTCCGCCCTCGTCCTTGTGGTGGATTTGGAGATACAAGTAATCATGGCCATTGCGCGTCACAACGGAGGAAAACGCGCACTCGCTGATAAAGCCATTCTGCCATGCCAGCGGGTAAATGTTCTCGATGGTCACATAGTCCAGAATGATACCGGAAGCATTGCCGGGAACGATCTCGCCGCCCTCGTTGATCTCCTGCCCGATGACGCGCGGGATATAGGCCACCGTGCCAAGCGCGGACTTCATTTCTTGCATCTCGTTTGCCTTGACCGTGAAATTGTTTTCGGTCAAAACGCGGTCGATGAACTCCTGTTCCTTCTGCCCTTCAAGGGTGATCTGTACTTTCTCATTCATCAGCAGATTAGCCCAGTCCTCGCACAGCTTCTTCCCCATGCCGAGAGAGTACCGCTTGCAATTAACCATGCTTTCACCGTTACGGACGCGGTAGCTGTGGAAACCCTTTACGTTGCCCTGATACCAGCTTTTCCACTCCGCCACTTTGCTGTAAAACGCTTCGGGGATAGTGGAATAACCTAACTCATTCAGTTTTCTGATAACTGCGTCATTGCTCATGCGATAACTCCCATCCGACGGGAAATGCGCTCAACGGCATACCGGGTGGCATCTATCAAATGGTTGTTTTCATCCGGGTAACCGCTGATTATATCTCCGTCTTTGTTTCGGTCGTATTCGTAATTCACGAACTCGTTGTATGCGTTTGGCGTGCGTTTCCAGTCAATGACGATCTTGCGCCGCTGCAACCACTTCATGCCATAGTCAACAGAGCCGGGGCCTTTGACCGCTGCTTTTGCTGGAAGGCCCATAGCACGATAGTCTGCCACACTTTTGGGCTCCGCGCTGTCGCAGGTGATATATGCGTCTTTATATCCACGCTGAATGATGATGTTGCCGCTTGCCTCGTTGGTGAGCTTGTTTTGATAGATTTCATCCATCAGGTAGATAGTCTCCCGCGCTCTGTCGTAATGCAGGCGGATAAAAGCAAAGGGATCCGGAAACCAGCCGTAGTCCACGCCTTGGTAGATGTGGTCGAAATGCGACATTTCCTCGTCGGTGATCTCCCGCAGCTCCAGGTTGTCAAACACGTTGCCGCCCGTACCCACAGGAATGCCTAAATACTCATGCTGGTACGCTCTCTCGTCCGTGGCCTTGAGATGTTCCGCCTCTGCCAAAAACTGCTCACCCAACCACTCTGGCGGGGCTTGCAAATACGTTGACTTGTGGCACAGCCTGTCTGTGCGTTCTTCCAGGCTGTCCTTGTTCGCCCAGTTATCGCGGCTTATCGGCGGGTTGTAGCTTTCAAAGTTCCAATACTTCGACCCGCCGCGCATTGTGGACTGCAAAATCGTTCGTATCTCGGCGCGTCCCGCAAACTGGTCTTTCTCTTCAAAGTGCGTCACGGCAATATAGCCAAACGGCACCTTGATGGACTTGATCTTCATGGGATCGTCAGCGCCACGGAACATGATCTTCTGGCCGGTAGGCTTGTAGATCAGCTCCATCGGGGAAACCTTGGCTTCCCAATACGCCGCCATACCCAGCTCACCGATTGCCCAGATATACTGCGCGTACACGCTGTCACGAATGGTATTTGCCACTTTACGCAGCACCAGAGCGTGTGTACCCGGGTTGTTTATCAGCAGCAGGGGAACGAGTACAGACACCGTGGAGGACTTCAGTGAGCCGCGCCCACCGCTGAAATCGTAGTGCGTGTGGCCGTGGTGGAACACGTCATGAGCCACGTCGTAGAACGCAGAGCCAATTTTTTCAGACAAACGGATGTCAGACATCAATTATCACCCGAACCCTCTCGCTGTCATCATTAGCGGTCTTTTCTTGTAGCAGCGTCCACTTGTCTATCAATGTCCCAATAGCAGTCGTGATCTGGCTGGGCGTTGCCTCTGCCAACTTCGCCGGATCGTTCAGCACTGCCAGCCCCTTACCTATGATCTGGCACACCATGTCACGCTGGCTCTCCATGTACGTCAAAACGTCGGCGGTGTTCTCCTCTTTTTTCCTAATGAGTTTTTCCGCAATATCCGCATTTGTCTGCACTATTTTTTTGACAGTGTTTGCGGAAACCCCATTGAGTTTGGCTGTGGCGCAATAGTTGTTCGTCTGCACATAGTCCGCCAGTATTTTCTTTTTCTGCCGGTCTGTCAACCTTGCAGCCACTGTCACCACCTCGCTTTGCCTGACGCACCGGCCTCCCACCACTTGCCTTTGTCATTGGCACGTCTGTACCCGGCTTTCGCCTCACCTAAATTACAAGCCGCCTTTTACGCCGGACGGGCGGCGCGCCTATTGGCAACCGTGTTATTTTTAGGCGCTTAATGCACGGATAAAGCGCCAATGCTGACACACTTTCAGGGCGGCGCTATGCCATTGCCCAACGGTAGTGTCCACCGCTTTTGGTGCCGCCCGGGAGGTGCGACCTCCCGCTCCCCGAAATGTGGGGCGGCATCGGCCTGCGGCATATTTCGCTCTCCGTGCGTTCTCCGTGCGTTCTCCGTGCGTTTCTCCCTCCGGGCGGAGCCGAAGCCCCGCCCATCAGGAAAAGAAGGGGGAAAAGAAAAAGGGATGGAGATGCAGAGTTTGCCCCTGCATCTCCCATGATAAAGTGCGTTTTTTCAATTTTTCCACTTTTAAGTGGAATTTTCAAAAATTATTTTTCGGCAATATCTACCACGCAGGGATAGTCCGTCCTGCCCATCAGATAGTCTACCGACACGCCGAATTCATCCGCTATGCTTTTCAGCGCGTCCATCGTCGGCTTTGCCGTCCCCAATTCATACCGGCGTATGGCGTCCGAGTTCAGCCCACAGCGCTCCGACAGCACATACCGCTTCAGTCGCTTTTTCTCCCGCAGCTTTCTCAGCCGTTCCGGGAATTCGCTCATGTCAGCACCTCCTCCCCAATGCGGTCATGATTTTCTTGTCCACCTCCGTCAGTGTAAAAAGCGCGTCTTTTAATTCGCACACCATCGGGGGAGGTCCCGGCACATCACACTGTATAATATCCTCCGGGAAGAATGTCTCCCGCACGCCGCCGCACTCCGCCACGATGTACCTCCCCTTCGGATGCACATACACCACTGTCCCCTTGCGGACAGGGAACCGCTTTTCATCGTTAGCGCCGGAGCCGGGGTATTCGCTCGGCAGCGTCATAAACCGCGCCCGGATCGTGTCACCCTTCTGCATCGCCGCCTCCGTCCATCTTTGCGCCGCATCCGGGGCAGTAAGGGGTAAGATCAAATCCCACTATACACCTGCACTTTGAGCACCTATAACCACTAATGGGGTCTATTTTATTCACGGGTGCCCATAGTCCATGCCCCACCGGGGCAACATCAGAGGCGGGGATTGCGCTTACTCGTTTTGCTGCCTTTTCAAGCCGTTTTTTAATGCACTCACAGTCGGTGCTTCTGCTCATGGCCTCCAAAATGCCAACGGTGGCGTTTTTATCAATGTATTCAGCCATTGTCAGCCCTCCCGTAAAACGCCTCTAAGTCATCCTGTGCTTTGTCTACAAAATCTGGGCAAGCTACGCACTCAGGCAATGGAGCATCCGTCATCAGGTCAACCCATCCGAGGCAGTAGATGCGGTCTTTCTTGCCGTCATCCATGCGTGGGACGGACGCCCTCTTTTGCCCAGCGCGCACTTAACTGTTGCCATCTTTCATCGCCTCCAGTGCTTTCTCCGCTTCCTCGCGAGTGAGGAATGCCGTCTTGCCAAAATCAGAAAACCGATAAAACCGTGGTGCCATCGGAACATGTTGTACTGCAACAGACCATCCGTCATAGTTCGTTTCAAACCATTTTGCCACCATCGGCAATATGGTCTTCCCATTGTGGAATCCGTACACAAAATCGCCCACCTTGCACGGCAGCGCCACCAGCCGACCGTCCTTGTCGGCCTCGGCCAGTTTCTCCAACCGGTCAAGATCGCAGCCTCGGCACAGTTGGCGAAGCGTCTCTGCGGCTTCGTGATCCATGTCGATTTCCTCCGGCGTCAGCCCCGTGTCCTCGTAGGCAGCGAGGCGCAGAAACCTCTCTACTGGGATACTCCGCTGATACCCGTTTGCAAGGCGGCGCTCGTACCCTTCTCGTTGCGCGTCAGCTTCGCGTTTATTTGTCAGTCGTTCCATCGCTCTCCTCCTTCACCGCCACAGCTTTTGCCAGCTGCGCCATGCCCTGCTTCATGTCCTCTATCTGCTTATCCCGCCGTGCAATGGCGTCCTTCAGGCTGTCGTTGGCTTTCATCAGTGCCTCGATGTGCCTCTGCTGGTTCTCAATCAGGTCAGCGGCGTAGCCCGCCCCGATACATTTCGCGTCTTCTACGGCAAAAATTTCATCATATGGGCA